ATTTGTCGCATTGGATGCTGCTCTTTCCTAATCTTTAAAGGAGTAAAACTTATTAACTAAAAATTAATTTTCCAATAACATTATTATTACGGAGGATTTTATTATGTTTGATATGCTTTCTAATTATAAATTCGGGTACTTCCAGCACGCAGTTTCTGATGCTGCTGGTGCTGCTGCTAATGCACCGGATGATGATGGTGTCGATCTTTGGACAGCTACTCAGTTACCCAATAGTCTGCTGATTTTGGCTGATGTTGGTTCTGTTGGTACGGATGGAACTTTGGATTTGATTATTCAGGATTCACCGGATCAATCAACTTGGGATGCTGATTTTATTACGGTAGCTCAGATTACCGCAGCAGGACTTTATCTCATTGAGGTATATGATCCTAAACGATATATCAGAGTCAATGCTAATGTTTCAGTTGATGCAGTTGTTTGGTCTTGTCTGTATATGACCTATGAAAATCAACGCAGACCTGTAACTCAGGTGGGTACGAAACCTACTTTGACTTATGGTACTGATCGTGTAGCCAAAGTAGCGTCTTAATTCTGGTATAATGCAGTAAACCGGAATAGTTAATTGAGAGGGTAGATATTCCGGTATCTATCCTCTTTTTTTTAGAAAGGTGGTTAATTATGAAAAAGACATATAAATTGTTAGATCGGAATTTAATAAGAAGCTTTGGAAAAATTACAGTTACTTTAGATGAAGCTGCTGGAGATCGTCTTGTTAGAGCAGGTAAAGCAATTAATGCAATAAATCCTGTTGGTGAAAGGAAGTCATTGCATTTTCCCCCCCAACATAAAGCAATTTTTCATCCTCCTGAAGAAAAAATGTTTTCCGAATTAGGAGATATTAAATATCCTGGGCCTGATGATAGGTTATTTCCTCACATAGCAAAATAAGAGGTAAGTGATGGCTTTAAATAAAAATGCATTAATAGATAGTATGTATTATTTTCAAATGTCAGATACAGCAGACCTCATTGAAGATGAAAAAGCAAAACTTATGACTGAGGATTTAATTAATGCTGTATCTACTCAATTTGAGAAGTTTTGTAATCGTACTTTAAAAGAAAGAACGTTTACTCACGATATAACTGATACCACTAATTATGATGTTAATTTTCTTCATTACTGCATCTTTGATGCTCCTAAATTGGCTTCTTTATATTTACCGACTTATCCTGTAGCATCTATAACCAAACTTGAAATAAGTGGAGTTGAAATTTCAGCAGCAGCATCTGATGATTACGATGCTTCTGATGGTTATATATTATATAATTCAGCAGGTAGAATTATTTATAGTCAGGGTTTTGATTTTCCATATCTTCAGAATTTAAAGATAATTTGGAAAGGCGGGTATAATGATGATCATTCTGAAATGTCAGATCTTAAATATCTTTGCTTTATGGCAATTAAAAATTATGTGAATGCACCGGAAAATACAACGATGGAATCAGAGAGAATGGGAAATTATGCTTATAAATTAATGTCTCCTTATTTTCAAAAAGAATTGAGAGGATATTCTCCTCAGATATTTGAAAATTTAATGAAATATCGAAAGGTAGCTTTTGCATGAGTTATAAAGGATTATTGGCTCATAGGTGCAGTATTTATAGGGTAATTACAGTTGCATCAACTGCTCAAGGATATAGCACTCCTAAAACTTTTACTCTTTTGAAATCTAATGTTCAATGCAGGATTCAAAATCTTTTTGAAAGTTCTGCTGGATTAAGAATTTTGACTTCAGGTGTTACAGCAGAAAATGACTACCTTGGATTTTTTTTAAAAGATGAGGATATACAAAAAGGTGATAAGGTTGTTTGGAATAGTTTAGATCTTTTTGTAAAGCCTGTTTCTCCTGTATTTGACAGTACGAAAATTCATCATAAAGAAGTTTATATGGGATTATCTGAGACTTAATTATGTCCGGTTTATTTCAGGAGCAAATAAAAAGAGAAATAATTAATTTACGTAGAGTCGTAAAAGGCAGTAAATTAGGCAGACATATATCTGAAGATATTTTAATTCCCATATTAGAACAAATAGATCCTATAGTTGATGAGATACTTGATTGGATAGGATGGTATCTTACTGAAGAAATAAAACATACCCTTGCAACTGCTCAAGGTTCTGGATTTGTTTATTCTGTTTATTATGTGGATGAATCAGCCAGTTATGGCAAATATACAAAGGTAGGCGAATACGAATCATCACAAAGAGGTGGCCCTCCAATATCTGAAAATATAGGAGATGTTGAAATACCTCAAAGCGGTACTTTACTTAAATCAATTATGTACCAGATAAGAGGTAGTAGTGTTGTTTTGGGAATTGAAGATAACAAGACTCCTTATAGTGTTTGGTATAATGAGAATTGGCCTGGAAAATTATTTATCACTGAAAGTGAAGGACGATCAGCTTCAGTTTATGGATCTATTTTAGATGATCCTAATTATGGTAATGGTGCTTATTATCGTCCTTATTTTTCTTCAGTTATTCGTCAAATGAAGGGCAAATTAAAAAAACAATTTAGAGAAGTATTTAATAAAGAAATTAGAAAAATAACAAGAAGGACTTCAGTTACAAGAGCCATTGAGATACATTTTAGATGGATAGGAAATGAATAATGATTGAAACTGATGAATACCTTGTACAAAAAGTTATTGATGATGCAACGTTGATTTCATTAATGGGAATTACTGTGAATGATAAAAGAATTTATGCATGGTATCCCACAATGGACGTTGTTTATGAGTCTTCCTATCCCTGTGCCATTGCTTATCGTAAATCGGTCAGGGGTAGAGGGGCAGAATGGTCTTATCCTTATCAGTATCCAAATATAGCTTATTATTTACGTACACTGTCAATTAATCAATTAGTACTTGGTCAAGTTGCCGAAAGGCTAATTGAATTATTTGATGAAACGTATAAGGATTATACTACTTCTTGGATTATTGGTAAGATAAGTATTAATTCTGTGACGGATGCTCCAACAGAAGGTGATGCTGGAAATCCAATTTTTGTTAAAGTTGTTTCCTTTAGTTTTAACAATATTTTCAAAAGAACTTAGAAGGGCTGTTTCTATGGTGGATCAATACAGGTATCGGTTAATTCGGGTAGTTTGTGAAGGAAAAATTAAGTGCTGCAAATTTTGTGACGATTTAGATTATGAAAAAAAACATGAGGGGTTTTGCTCTAAATGTGGAAGACCTCTTGATAAAAAACCAGGGGAGCTATGTAATTTCATAATTGGTTATGTAGATCGTGCATTTAAGCAGCAGAAAAAAGTTCATTTTAAATGTAAAATGTGTTCAACAATAACAACTGTATAATAGGAGGAATTTAATTATGCCGCAATATCCGCTGTCATTTGATTCGGATAACATATCCATCGGCCCTTGTTATGTATATTTCGCAGGTGTACACGTAGGACATACCTTTGGTGGTGTTACCGTTTCAATCACTCAGAATACCTATGAACTGAAATCTGATCAATACGGTGAAACTCCGTTGAGGGTTTTGGATGCAGGTTTGGTTATGGAAGTTACAGTTAATATGACTGAATCTACTTTTGCTAACCTTAAACTGTTGTTTGCTTCAGCAACAGATGAAACGACTTACCTTACTTTTGGTAAACCCGTTGGTGAGCTTGTCACAACTGGTGAGCTTGTCCTTGAACCGATTGATGGATCTGAGATTTATCAGATCTACAATGCTGCACCGAACGTTGGTGGGGCAGTAGAAATAGCTTTTACCACTGATAATCAGCGTGTCTATGCTTGTCGCTTTATGGGTTTGATTGATGATGCAAGAGTATCAGGTGATCAGCTATTTAGAATTGGTGGGTTTTCATCAGCTTAAAATGCCGTTGTTCTGTTGATGATATTTAAATAACTCACTATTAAAAAGGGAGATCTATGTTATTCGTTAATCATATTAACTCGGAGAGTATGACAACGGTAATAATAGGTCTCCCTTATATAAAAATGGATTATTAAATAATGAAATGTGGTGAATGTACAGAGTGTTGTAATGCATTTCCCGTTGTAGAATTAAATAAAGAGGCATGGGAAGATTGTCAGTATGCAGATAATGGATGTAAAATTTATAATTTTCGTCCAAATTCGTGTAGAAAATGTGAATGTGCATATATGCAAAATCCAAAAGTCTCACAAGAACTAAGACCTGATAATTGTGGTGTGATATTTGAAAGATTAGATAAGACAATGGTAGGAACTATAATAGGGCCAATGTCTTTAGCAGTAAAAGGACAAATTAGATCATTTAAAAATGAGGGATTTAGGGTTTTGCTTCAAAGGAAAAATAAATGACAGCACCAAGTTACACAGAAGATTTAACTGATCTTACTTTAGCTGATGAAACTTCAGGATGGGATGAATCAAGTGATACTGGTTGGGATGATCAAGGGCCACCTGCTTATGATGACCAGGACTATGCTTATATTCAAGGTAATGCCTCTATAACTGCCGACACAACTAAAACTGGAGTTGGAACTCTTATATTTCCTTATACCACGACTTTTACCGTTCCTACCGATGGAGCCATGTTAATTTGGCTTAACTTTTATAACCCTAATGCTTTGGACACATATGCTAATGGGGGTTTGAGGGCGCTCATTGGAAGTGGTTATGGTACTTTTTGGTCATGGGATGTTGGTGGTTCAGATTATGGTTCTTATCCGTATGGTGGTTGGCAAAATTTTGCTGTCAATGATACGGTGACTCCTGATGATACTGTTAATAGTTATGCAGGAGGAAGTCATCAATATGTTGGTGGTGGTTGTAAAGTTCTTACTGGTATCAGTAAAGGTGAATCTTTTCAGGTTGATGCAATTAGAGTCGGTAGATGTTCAGCAATATTTGAATATGGAGAGACCGCTGATTATGCAACCATTGATGGATTTGCTACTCAAAATGATAATAGCAGTAATCGTTGGGGATTGATCCAAGCAGTTCCTGGTGGTTATCTTTGGAAAGGTCGTATATCTTTAGGAACAGCTTCTAATGCTGTTGATTTTAGAGATTCTAATAAATTAATCTTCATTCAAGACACACCTAAAGTTACGGCAAATTTTAATACCATTGAAATATTAAATGCATCTTCCAATGTGGAGATGACAGGGTTTCAATTTATCTGCCTTGATCCATCGAATACAGCTTCTAAAGGTAGATGGATAACAACAAATGATGCCACGGTAGTTTTAGACACCTGTTCATTTGTTGATATGTCCACCTTTGTATTTGATTCTAATACGACAGTAACAGATTGTGTTTTTCGTAGGTGTGGTGAAATTACTCAAGGTGAAGCAGATTTTGATAATTGCATATTTGATAAATCAACTGCTGCTATTGCCTTAGTAGTAGATGATCCCGATAACATTGATAATTGTAGTTTTATTTCTGATGGTACAGGACATGCTATAGAAT